AAGATTTAACTAGCACCACGCGTATGTAACTGTATTCTTTAATGCAATGTGTCTATTTAAGTAATCTTCAACGTTAGCATCAGAATCATTAAGTAAATCATTACTTGCATAGAAAATGGCACCATAGTCACCAATTACATAATTAATTTTCTTAATAGATGGATAATCCCCTTCAGGAATATCAGTATTTTGGCTCTTGTTATAATTCTTTTTCTTTGTACCATCAGATTGATCATCAAATTGGTCAAGACGTGGCATTGGCTTAATTTCTGACAGCTTTTCCAAATCTCTTGAACCATGATCAGTTCCAACATTTTCAACAGTAATTAAATCTTTTAAAGAATCATATTGACGTTCTAAAGTATTAATTTTAGTTTGTTGATCATCAGGAATAGCTAAACCTAAAGTGTTAGGTTCATTCGGGTCACTAGTAGCGATGTTTTCCATGTATTTCATAGGATGACGAAGCATATCTCTAAACCCATCGGCAAAGTTGCTCTTAGAATTATGTTTTTCTACAGGTACACCATTAGTTGGCTTAGGCATAGTCTTCATAGCTTCTTGAGCATCTTCAAACGTACCTTTAGCAAAATCACGAGCTTGAACTGCAGCATCATAATCTTGCTTAGCTTGCTCCATTTCCTTCCGGAAATTAGCTTTTTCTTCATCAGACATAGAATTATATGAAGACTTATACTTTTCATTTAAGCCAATTTTCTTGTTTAAAAGATCAGTTACTTTTTGACCAGCAGAAATCCAGTCATCATGCAACTGATTAATTGTTTTTCCGTTCATTTCTTATCTTCTTTCTTGTTAACTCCATAATAAGAGAGACAAGTTTTCATTCTTAACTTGTCTCTTTGGCTTATTTTTATTTTGTAGTTTAGGTTCTTTAATCAAGTTCTTAATTTTATTAATTACTTGGTTGCTTAAAATAGGGACACCATCAGCATTTACTACAGCTGGCATTTGTTCATCTTCAAACATTATCGAATCAACAAAACCATTTGCTACTGCGGTTTTAGCATTCATCCAGGACTCTTTAGCCATTAGTTGATATACTTCCTGGGCTGATTTACCAGTCCGTTTGGCATACAAATCAACTAAGGCTTGATCCATTTGATCTAACCCTTGCATGGCACTAGCAAGATCATCAACGTTACCATCGGCCCCTCCTGATGCTCTATGAATCATAAGTTGAGCCGTAGGAGACATTTCAACTGTGTCGCCGGCTAAAGCAATCCAACTTGCAGCAGAACAGGCATAACCAACAATTTGAATATCAATATTGCCTTGATATTTTTTCAACTCAGTATAAATCTCTGATCCTGCATCCACATAGCCACCACGAGAATTAATCTCTACCACAATATCTTGACCGCTAGCTTGATTCAAAGCATCCCTAATACTACTAGGACTTACTGAATCATAGCCCATCCAATCATAGACATCGCTCAAATCATTAGGTACGATTATTCCCTTGACTTCCAGTGTTTCCATTATCATCACCTCCTTTAGCTGTCATTTCTGCAGTTAAATCTGGCTGAGGAAGATCATCCGGCAAAAATCCTGATTTCTGCAAAACGTATCGAGCTTGATTGCCTGCTAATGTACCATCCTTTTTTAAACTAGAGATAGTAGTAGCAAAATTATCGCCTAAAACATCAATTGCCGGTCGTAAATCTTTATCAATATGAATATTAAGCTTGTTGTTTAACTCACTTACAATCGGAGTCACATAACGATTTAAAGCTTTTACATACTGATTGCTAATTTGTGCAATTGAACTCTGTTGGTCACCTTGGCCATTAATAAATGAATCTGGAACACCATATACTTTGGCAATCTGAGAACCAGTCCAATCTACTTGTTTTAAAAGATTAGCAATATTAGATTTAACTTCTAAGGGCTGATAGTCTTCCAAATCATCGATAACAAATGGACCACCATTAGAGTTATCAATTTGCGCTTTAGCCTTACGAGAACGTGAAGCACGTGTAGCCCAATCTAGCAACCCACCATGCTTAATCTTTAGCACACCATTAACCATAACTGATTGCTTTAAAGCTCTTAAGGCCATTTTATTTGATGCTGATTTTAATTGAGTTTCAGGCTTTAATGACTTCAGTGGAGATACACCAGTCAAGCCACCATTCTTAGATGCTAATCGAATATGAATCATATCTGATTGTGGAATATACATCTTAGTTCCAATTTCAGGTTCATCAAAACTTACGTTGTAATACATACCTGATCCATCGCTTAATAAATATGGTTGTACTTGTGATGGCCGTAAAAACTCCCAACGCAAGTCAACACCGTTAATATTTCGCCAGCGATACGCATAAGCATTTCCATCTAAAAGCAACTGCATAAACATTTATTGCCAAAATGCGGCTCCATTGGTTGTACCAGTTGGATTATCAATTAATGACTGTGCTCTAGATTTATCAGCCTTATATTTTACTAATACTAAGTCTCCAGATAACTGTGACAACAAGGAATAAATATCAGAGTATTCCAGAGCATTATCTGCAGATACATACTCATCTTCAGTCTTATTTAATGCAGACCAAATACCAGGATCATCGTTCAGAGAAATAGCAGATTTATTGGTAGGAGCTTGATTAAAAATTGGCATTTTTATTCACCTCCTTTACTGCTATTCCCCTTACTTCTGCCAATGAATTCAAAAACATAGCCTAAAACAACCAAACTAATTCCTATTGAAAAAAGTCCAAATGTATTATTGATAGTAAAAAATGCAATACAAAAGAAAATCATTGCCAAAATCCAAGCAATGATATCACTGTATAACCATAATTTTTTTAAAACTTTTTTTGTCAGTTTAATCATCTCCTAGTCCCGAATTTGGATTTTTAAACCAGTCAAGAACCTGTTGTTCAGTCATTCTATCTACTTCCGTTTCCTTAGAATTAATATCAGCATTTTCATCGTAATAATACATCCCTTGAAATAAGGCATCAATTAAAGCATCGACCACATCAATTTTTAGAGTTGCTTTCATCTTATCTATTTGAATACCAACTTTATCTTCTTTAACTACAGCATTCAGCAATGCCTTTTTCATGATAGGATCATCATTTATCGTAGCTTTATGAGTAATAAATTGCTCTTCTAAAAATTTTGTTGGGTTGGCCAACTGCAGTGTAGTTTGCTGAATATCCATAATATTCCAATTAGTATTTACGTTTAATGACTCCACTATTTGTTTAACCTGGAATGATCCCCAGCGATCATAGCCAAAGAAAACCACTTGTAGATGATGTTCTTCTACGAATTGAAGCAGCCATTTATAAACTTGTTCAGGATTGATAATGCCATCTGGATGTTCTGTAATATCACAATATCCTTTTTTGGCCAACTCACGATATGGTAGTCCATCCTGATTTTCTTTTACTTCAATCGAACCTGCTTTTTGAAATGGAATAAATGAATGCTGCATAAAATGAAATTTTCCATCACCATATGGAAATGCAAAACTAATTGCAGTGTTATCAGAGAACATTGAGTAGTCAAATCCGATGAATACCTCACGATTATCTATTGTAAAGTCCTCTAGAATTGCGCTCTCAACATCATCTAATTTAAGAAAACTATCCCTAGATTGCTCAAGCCAAATGTTTAGAGATTTATTTTGAAATTTATCAACTGAATCAGTTAACAAAGCATTTCCACGATCAGTGATCAAATCTTTTTTCATTTGCGGTTTACAGTAAATGAGCGGATTCGATTTAACCCATTTATCAGGTTCGAATAATTCTTCTTTACTATCTTGCTCCCACACTAAGCAAAGATAGTTATCACCACTTGTTCGATCCCAATCTCTTTCCATTGCTTCAACAGCCTTAACTTCATCCCTATGAAAAGGAACACTAAGATCAGGATACGCTGTTGAAATTTGAATAAATTGATGATTGTCTTGGCCATTTTGACCAGTCGTAATATCTGATACTCCTTGGGTGTCAGCAACTTTACCAAATTCATCTCCTATGGCCAAAGTGAAGTGGAAGCCATCATAACTTCCAGAATTATAAGTAATAGCATGAATTGTATTATTAGAATTTCTCATTCTGACTTGAGATGCTTGTGAACTTAAACTCTTTGGATCAATACCACATTCTTTGGCATAAGACTTAAATGGCTCAATTTGGATAATGTGACTCAGTGTGGTCTTAACATAACCCATTAATTTAGATGTTTGCTTAAAATTGATTGATGAAATTAGGTAATCTTGATTCTTTAATCCAATAGATGCAATCAAAAATGTATAAGCCATATAGACACCCATAAGAAATGATTTTCCATTGTGCCGAGCCATTGACAAAATTCCCCTAGTATATCGTTTTTGATTGTTTTTATCTTTCCACGCAACTAATTGAGAAAAAATAAAAACCTGTGAGTCGGTTAAGGCTACAGGTTTATTTGATTTAGCTTCAGGAACGATAGCAGCAAACTTCAAAAAGCGATCCAGCTCCGCAATGTCATAATGATAAGGAAAATCACGTTGATCCTGACGTTGCAAATCTCTTAAATGCCGAAAACAAGCTAATTTAATTTTATATGGTGCCATTACTGGTCCATGTAAAACAGCGAAACAGTATTTAGTACCACGATCGGTATATTTGGTGGCAATGTCCGTCCAATTAACTGCTTCAAAGGCACCTTGTACATCATGCGTTTGTGTTAAATCAATTTTCATTACATTTACCACCTCCATATTAATAAGCTAATGTTTTGCTAGTTATTTTTAGAAAATATTTGTATCATTGCTTGAGTTTCATCTTTAGTAAAACTCATAAGTAGTAGCCGAGAACTAACATAGCTTAAATTATAAGCCATATAAGCAAAGCTTCTTGATTTAGCTTCAAACCATTTGTCATCTTTAAATTTGAAATAAAGCATCAATCTTTTCCTTCTTGAATTAGTGCAAATAAAGCAATTATGATAAAAATTATTCCTATTATCTTTTCCATTTTCTATAATCCTTAAACCACATAACCAGCCATAGAATGAAAATCACTATAAATACAATTCCACCAATTATTAAACCAAGTATCTCCTCAAAATATTTCAATTGTGCATAATTATTAATCCAATTCATTTTTTAAAGAACTCCTTCATTGAATCTGTAATTGATTGTTTCTTCTCATCTGGTGCCTTGTACTCTATCATTTCTGATCGTGCTTTAGGACTCAATCCAAGCTCACGACCAATTGAATTTAACTTTGATAATGAGTCAGACATCATCTGATAAGCCGGATTTTTTCTATAGCCGGCAAAATCTCGATTAATTACCTCACCAGTCACAGGGTTAACTACCGTCTTAAACATTTTCTGCTGCAGTCCATCATCTTTAAGAGATTGTTGAGCTCTACGATAGACATCATATGCTGAACAATACTGCTGCAATAAATATTCATCTGCACGCAGGACTTTAGGATTTTTATTAAGATAGTTGGCCATCTTTGGCCATAAAAGTTTTCCGTACTTATCAAGCCATTTTGGAGCTTGTGTAGGCACTTTCGGCCTTGATAAATCAACTTTCGCCAAATTTGACCCCCCTATCAAAAAGTTTCAAAAATGTTTGCGCATCACAAGAAAACGACACTGTTGCGGCTCCCTAAGAAGCAAAACATGGGGCGGGGCATTAAAAAATTATGTTTTGATAAACTATGGACTTCAAAAATTAAATTGCTCTAAGGGCTTCTCATACCCGTCTGGAACATTCATTAATTTAGAAATTGTTTTAATGTCCGTAATCTCAGGAACGGGTTTAATTTGATTATGCAAACCAGTCCCATAATATTTTTGTTCCCACCGTGTCTTCTTCGCGTGACAGTCACGACAGCATGTAACTAAATTATTAACGTTATCAATTTGATTAATATCAAATTCAACTGGAACAATGTGATCTACTATAGTTCCAGTTCCCTTAAGGCAATATCTACAGAGGTGGTAATCTCTTTGGAGAACTACCTTTCTGAGGTTCTTCCAAACACGGGTATGATAAAACTTATTTTGCTTTGCCTTAGTTGAATTACGATAACGTGTTACATGATTATATTTCCAACGTGTTTGTTTAGATTCATGATATTTATTTCTTCTGTCAAGATATTCCTGTTCATGACTAATATGTGTTTGACAATAGTGATTAGGCATAACAGCAAATGCATGACAGCCTAGATACTTGCATCGCCTTACTCGTGGCATTTTACATACTCCTTATTGTGAAAATAAAAAGAAGCAACTGAAACCTCAATTGCTTCTTCATTGACCGTTTGACACGTTCGATCCTGATGACTTAAAGCCATCTATACATATTGTAGGAATTGAACCTACACACTCAGTATTACTAAGATGCTTCCGTTACATAAATATGTACTGAATATTTATTAATCGATATACCTTACCATGATGTCAATCATAAAACAAACTTATAAATTAAAATTCATTACTACAATAAATATTCAAAAGGGAGTTACAGGATTTGAACCTGCATCTTCAGGCAATGTTTGACGTCTTACCTATTAGACTAAACTCTCATAATAATAGCAGCCAATAGTAATTTACTAAGCCTGCTATTTAAAATCACAAAAGGAGGTTAAGTACATGACTTACCGTATCAAGAGTGCGAATCAATTTCTCTCAATTAATTCACAATATCATAATAACTCATTATGTTCGGATAAATGTTAGATGAATGTTGTATAAATCTTGTATCAAAGTTGGAGAGACTGTAAAATAGTTTGTGTA